GGATAACCAATAGTGTTATTCGTGATGAAACAGTAGAAGAAATTGCTAGATTAAGATATTCTATTTGTGATGAATGTCCTAGTAAAGGAAAAAAATGTGCTGTTAAAGGAACAGCTCCTTGTTGTAATGAGTGTGGCTGTTCATTAACATTCAAAACAAGATCTTTGGCAGCTGATTGTCCACTTGGTAAATGGGAATCTCTTGCTACAGTAGAAGAAGAAGATGTATTAGATAACCTTAAAGATTAATACTATGTATGAAAATTTAATTAATTATGATCCTCTAAAAGATATAACTGTTGGGACTACAACTACAGGTGGTGGTGTATGGGGCCAAATAAATAGTACACTGCCTTATGATCCAATACCTTCTATATCACCTACATTATCAGAACTTGTAAATAGATTAAATAAGTTAGAACTTGATAATAAATGTTTAAGATTAAAAGTACTAGGCTTGGAAGGTAAGTTTACAAAAGAAGAAGTAAGTAATATTAGAAAGATGCTTATGTCAGAAGATGAAGCATCTAGAACATTAGCTGATTCAATTATAGAAAATGTATAGTTATGAGTATAGTATTTAACGCATCAGATCATAGCTATAAAAGTATTGATGGTGCAGAAGGGATTGATTGGATAAGTGTAACTACAATTATATCAAGTTTAAAAAAAGGATTTGATGCAAAAGTTATAGCTGAAAAAGTTTCTAAAAATAAAAGATCAAAATGGTATGGTGTTGAACCTAAAGACATAGAAGCTATTTGGAAGAATGAAGCAGATAGAGCTACTACTTTAGGGACATATTATCATAATCAAAGAGAAGATGACTTATGTTCTTTTGCTTCTATAGAAAGAGAAGGAGTTACTATTCCTGTAATTGCACCATCTGGTGAAACTGATGGTATTAGATATGCACCTTTACAAAAACTTGATTCTGGTATATATCCAGAACATATGGTTTATTTAAGATCTGCAGGTATATGTGGTCAATCAGATTTAGTAGAAGTAGTCAATGGTAAAGTAAATATCATTGACTACAAGACTAATAAGGAGATTAAGACTGAAGCATTTACTAATTGGGAAGGTATATCAGAAAAAATGCTTGATCCCGTAAGTCATTTAGATGATTGTAACTTTAATCATTATGCATTACAATTAAGTATTTATATGTATATTATACTTAAGCATAATCCTAAATTAAAACCAGGAAGAATCTTTATACATCATATTACATTTGAACAAGAAAAAGAAGACAAATGGGGTTACCCTATTGCTAAGTTAGATCATGATGGTAATCCAATTGTCAAAGAAGTTACTCCTATGTCAGTACCTTATCTCGTAGATGAGGTAATTAGTATTATGCATTTTTTACAAAACAACAAACACAAAATTAAAAAGAAATGATAACAAGACTATTTGATGTACAAAATGGAGTAGTAGTTCCAACAGAACATTGCTATACACTAAAAGCTCTTAAAGATATAATGGATAAATATCCTGAAGATCATCTTAAGATTTATCTATACTTGTTTTATATGACGTGTCCTAATCCAGATATGAATCCTTTCTTTCATACTCCTGAGATAGATAAAGAACCAATTATCCTACAAGAGATACAAGCAGAGTTTTCTCCAGAGGAAGATGATATATTTATTGCATTACAGTTTTGCCAAAGAATGTATGAAACTCCTACATCAAGAGCCTACAAAGGTATGGCATCCATGTTAGATAGATTGGCTAGATACATGGAGACTACACAGATTACAGCAGGAAGAGATGGTAACATTAATTCACTAGTTGCTGCAGCTAAAAACTTTGATCAGATTAGAGCATCATTTAAAGGAGTTTACAAAGATCTTCAAGATGAACAATCAAGTAAAGTTAGAGGTGGACAGGGATTAGCTTATGATAGTTAATTATGAGTCAAATATACGAAGATATACCCTGATGGGATAATGGTAATAGGACTACAGTTAGTTATGACTCTAGACAAGAATTTTCCGATATCATTCAAGAACTCTTTAAAGAACCTGGTCAATATGAATTTGATGAAACAAGTTTCATATTTAACGAGCAGTCTGTAAAATTTAAACAAAACAATGTATATTGTACAACACCTTTTAAATCTAAAGATTTTATTAACTACTGGGATAATGAAAAACATAAATGTAGAAAAGGTGTATTCTATAAAAACAATGGTAAGACGTGGTATCTAACAAGAGATTACTACATGTGGTTAAACTTCTTACCTATCTTTGATAAAGAAGAACAAAACTTTGGTTTTGCTAAAGTCAGAGATGCACAGTATCATATGGCAATATATGAACTATTAGCAGAACTTAATTATCAACATGTTGCTATTCTAAAGAAACGTCAGATAGCATCATCATACTTCCATATTTCTAAGTTACTTAATCAACTCTGGTTTGAATCTGGAGTTACCTTAAAAATGGGAGCTAGTCTTAAAGATTATATAAATGAAAAAGGATCATGGAAGTTTATGTCTGAGTATGCAGCATTCTTAAATGAACATACTGCATGGTATAGACCAATGTCTCCAGACAAAGTATTAATGTGGCAACAAAAGATTGAGGTTAGAAAAGGAGATAGAAAGAATGAAGTAGGTTTAAAAGGTACTATGCAAGGCATGTCTTTTGAAAAAGATCCTACAAATGGTGTAGGTGGTCCAGTAAAATACTTCTTTCATGAGGAAGCAGGGATTGCACCTAAGATGGATCAGACATATGAGTATATGAGACCAGCCATGAGATCAGGTATGATTACAACAGGAATGTTCATGGCCGCAGGATCTGTGGGTGACTTATCTCAATGTAATCCTCTAAGGGATATGATCCTCAACCCTACTTCAAAAGACATTTATGCTGTTGAAACAAATCTAATAGATGCAAAAGGTACTATAGGTATGTCAGGATTATTTATTCCTGAGCAATGGTCTATGCCACCACATATTGATGAGTATGGTAATTCACTTGTAGAAGATGCATTACAAGCTTTAGATGAACAGTTTGCTAAATGGAAAGATGAATTATCCCCAGAAGACTACCAGTTAAGGATATCTCAGCACCCAAGAAACATTGAAGAAGCATTTGCACATAGAACTGTATCTGTATTCCCAACACATTTACTTACTGCACAACAAAGAAGAATTGAAGATAAAGAATATGGTTATGAGTTCCTAGACATTAGTACAGATGAGAATGGAAAACCAGTTGTAAAAGCATCTAATAAACAACCAATCAAGGAGTTTCCAATGACCAAGAAGACTGAAGATAAAACAGGCTGTCTTGTCGTATGGGAAAGACCAGTAGCTGAACCATCATTTGGTCAGTACTATGCCTCTATTGACCCCGTATCAGAAGGTAAGACAACTACATCTGAATCATTATGTTCTATCTATGTTATGAAAGCTCCTATAGAGGTAACTAAAATAACCGGAACAGAGACAGAAACTTATATAGAACCAGATAAAATTGTAGCAGCTTGGTGTGGTAGATATGATGATATAAATAAAACACATCAAAAACTTGAGTTAATTATTGAATGGTACAATGCTTGGACTGTTATTGAGAATAACATTTCCTTATTTATTCAGTATATGATGTCTAGAAAAAAACAAAGATACTTGGTACCTAAAAGCCAAATCATGTTCTTAAAAGATCTAGGTGCAAATGCTAACGTCTTCCAGGAGTATGGGTGGAAAAATACTGGTACATTATTTAAAGCTCACTTATTAAGTTATGCTATTGAATACTGTAAAGAAGAACTTGATGTAGAAACTAAAGCTGATGGTACAATTGTACGTACAAAATATGGCATTGAAAGAATTCCTGATCATATGTTACTTCAAGAGATGAGAGAATATGCACCAGGAGTCAATGTGGATAGGTTAGTTTCTTTTGCTGCATTGGTTGCATTCATGAGGATACAACAAACAAATAGAGGTTATACTAAAAAAGTAATCATGGATGATACTGCCAAAAACTTGCAAAAGTCAGAAAATTTGTTTAAATTAAATAAGAGTATGTTTAGACACATGGGTGGTGGAAAAACCAATATGCTCAATAGTGGATTCAAAAAATCTGCATTTAAAAATATTAAATAATAAGTTATGCAAATAATTAACGCATTA